TGGCCCTTTCCTTCACCGCCCATCGGACGGCGAGGCCCAGCTTGACCGACTCCGGAGCGTCAGGAGCGCAGTCGATCTGCGCCGTCACCTGAACCGCATTGGTCCAGCGGTTGCGGATTTCAAAGGGGATAGTCATTGGTCATCTCCAGATTGCGCAGGCCTGTAGGCCAGTTGTCGTCACCACCGGCTCCCGGCGGACGGGACCGAAGCCCCGCCCGCCTTCTGCCAGGCGAAAGGGATGCGCAGCAGCGAGCCGCGGCCGGTCCACTCGAACGCGGCGCCGGACTTGCCGGCCGTGCGCATGGCGTTGTTCCAGTGCGGGCTGGCGCGGGTGAACGGATCGGCGGCGGTCATCACGCCGCCCTCTGCAGCAGCACACGCTGTTCGATAATCAACTGCGCCTGAGCGGACTGCAGGTCGAACACGGACAGCCCGGCCAGATCTTCCGGCAGGTCGTCGTTGTCGGCGCCCAGCTGCTGAATGCCCGCCTCAATCTGGCGAATGCGGCGACCGAGGCGGTGGGCGGCCTCACTGGCCGGCAGATTGTGCGCCTGTTCGATCCAGCGCTGTGTGGCATGGACCAGTGCGATTTGATTGGGATGCGGCATGGCCTGTCTCCTTTGATGGAGGACAGGGTTACACGTCGTTACGCGGGCCGCAAGAGAAAAGTTCCGATCTGTTACGCCGCCCGGCCTACATGGCCCTCAGCATGCGCTCAACCACATCGGCAACCGCTTCCTGCTGGGCCGTTGAGGCGTCACGCATGGCGTTGACGATTCGCTGCTGCGGCTCGCTCAACGAGCGGCTGTCCGGCGACCCCTCTCCCGTCAGCAGCCAGGCCCAACTGACCTTGAACTTGCGCCCGAAATCAATGGCGCGCTGGTGATTAATGGGCGTGAACTTGGACCGATCCTCTGGCCCCTCGAACGCTCTATAAGTGTGCGGCTCGATACCGAGGCTTTCAGCCGCGGCCGTCGCATTGGGGGCGACGCCCAGCGATCGCTGCCACCTATGCCGCGCCCAGCGCAGACGCTGCCAGGGCGTTCTCAGGTCATCCTCTGACTGGTCCATACCCCCACGTTACAAGAAGTAACGTAACTAGGGGGAACTTTCCCCTTGCGGCTGAGCGTAACGTGCTGTTACGCTTTGGCCATGAACGTCGCTCAGATCATCGAAAGCCGTGGGGGAGCAAAGGCTTTGGCCGACGCGCTCGGCAAAACCCCGGTCGCCGTTCGCGTGTGGAAATCCCGCAACAGGATACCCCGGTCGGCCTGGCCGGACCTGATGGCGAAGTTCCCCGACCTGACGCTCGACCAACTCCTCGCCTCGGAGCGCGGATGATGGTCGCCACGGTCAACCAGGATTCCGGGTGCGATATCGCTCTCGGGATGCGCCAGCAGGGGGGCGTCTCGGCGCTCCCCTGCACCACCCTGACGCTGCCCATGCCGCCCAGCGTGAACAACCTGTTCAAGACGCTGCCGGGCAGGGGGCGCGCCAAGACGCGCGACTACAAGAACTGGACCCTTGAGGCGGCGGTCGAGCTGAAGCTGCAGAAGCCGGCGCGCGTGCCCGGCCGCGTGCTCATCACCATTGCCTGCGAGCGCGAGAGCGAGGCCAGCGACATTGATAACCGGATCAAGGCGCTGCTCGACTTGCTCGTTCAGCCCGGCCTGAAGCGCGAGGATCGTGCGCACGGTGTGATCGACGACGACAGGTACGTCACCGGCCTGGCTATCTCATGGGCGCCCCGCGGCAGGGGCCGCACCCCGCGCGCCCGCATCGCCATCATGCCCGTCGCCGAGGTGACGGCCGTGTTTCACCCGACCGCTGACGGCGCGACCGGCGGGTGGTTCCTCGACGCGCTGCACGGAGAAGAATGAGCATGGCGATTTCCCTCGCCTCTTTGAGAAAGGTCCGCGCCGATCAGCCGCCGCGGATCCTGATTTACGGCCCCGAGAAGATGGGCAAGACCACGCTGGCCAGCGAGTTCCCGGCGCCGGTGTTCCTGCAGACCGAACGCGGCGAGAGCGGCGATCTGGAACTGGACGCGCTGGCGCCCGAGGGCGAAACGCACCTGACCACGTTCGAGCAGGTGATCGACGCTATCCGCGCGCTGGCCGCTGAGGATCACGGCTTCCAGACTGTCGTGCTGGACTCCGTTTCGGCCCTGCAAAAGCTGGTGTGGGAGAAGGTCTGCCGCGACAGCAACGTCAAGTCGATCGAACTGGCGGGCGGCGGCTACGGCAAGGGCTACATCGAAGCCGACAACCTGTGGCTCGAAGTGCTGGACGGCCTGAACTACCTGCGCAACGAGCGGCGCATGGCGGTGGTTCTCGTCGGGCACGCGATCATCGGCCGGTTCGATGACCCCGAAACCCAGTCCTACAGCCGGTACGACATCGACCTGCACAAGCGGGCCGAGGCGCTGCTGAAGCGCGAGGTCGACGCGATCCTGTTGGTCAAGAAGGACGTGACGATCAAGACCGACGACCCGAAGCGCACGGACTCCCGCGTTCGTGCGGACGGCGGCGCCCAGAGGTGGATCTACTGCGAAGGCAAGCCCGCCTACACCGCCGGCAACCGCTACGGCATGCCCGAGCGCATCCCCTACATCCGCGGCGAAGGCTTCAAGGCCCTGGCCCAGTACTTCCCCCAGCCGAAGGAGGGCTGAGACTATGTTGAACATCGACACGACATCCGGCGAAGTCATCGATCGCGATTTCGACCTGATCCCCAGCGGCTGGTACATGGCTCAGATCGTCGAGCATGACCTGCAAAACGTGGGCAATGGCCTGCAGGCGCGCTTCACCTGGGAAATCCTCGACGGCCCGCATTCCCGCCGCAAGGTGTGGCAGAAGGAATGGGCGCACCACTCCAACCCGAAGGCCTCCGAGATTGGCGAGCGGATGCTGCGCACGCTCGGCCGCGCTATGGGCGTCTCTCAGGTCAAGTCGACCGAAGACCTCGCCTTCAAGCCCGTCGAAGTCCGGGTCGGCATCTCCAAGAAGGAGGAGGGGTACGAGCAGCGCAACGAGGTGAAGTCCGCGCGTCCGCTCGGCGTTCGGTCCGCCGCCGGTGGCTCGGCCCCGGCGGCGTCAGGGGCGGCGAAGACTCCCTGGGGGGCGCGGTGATGCAGCGTTACTGGATGGTGCTCGGCGAAGGTCGGCCGAGCGTGAAGCATCAGTCGCTTGAGGCGGCGCGAGCGGAAGCCGCTCGCCTGTCTCGCCTCTACCGAGGCAAGAAGTTCGTCGTCCTGCAGGCGGTCGGCGAGGTCCTGTGCCCTGCGCAGGAGCCGCCGCCGGTTCAGTGGAGAGAGCCCGACCGCCTGCCCAGCGTGTGGTTTGAAACCACGATCGGAAAGCGGCGGGCGTCATGGTGACCGAACCCAAGCGTTATCTCGTGATGGAGGGTGTGGGTCGTAAGACCTACACCCGGCACGAAGCGATCACCGTGGCCAAGCGGTTCACGTCCGATCACGGCAAGCCTCACAGCGTCTATGCGCTCATCGGCACGGCTGAACGCGGCGAGGCCCCTGTGGTCTTCCGTGATGTCCAGGTCGAGGACGGCGTGTGGGCGGGCAAGCGTGAGGTGGGCGAATGATCGAGGCCATCAACGTCGCCCTGTGCGCCGCCTTCGCCGTGATCGGCGGCTTCATCGGCCTGTTCGTCTCGATCGTCCTGTTCACGGCCATCGAGTTCGCCACGCGCAAGCGCCTCAAGCGCTGACCTGAGCCGGGCGTTTCGGCGCCCGGCCACTCCCCACAACCCGCTCTGACAGAGCATCGCAGGAGCACCTGACGATGGACGGCAAAACTCGTCCCGAAATCACCGCGCTTGAGTCAGCCAAGGCGCTGATCGACCGCGCGATCACCGAGTACCGCGACGGCTTCGACGTCGCCGCCCGCCTTGATATCCTCCAGGCCCAGCGACTGCTGGACCGGGCGTACAGCGGGGATGTGGCGTGATGCCGACCAACCCCTACGACACGCCCGACCGCTACGCCTGCGCCCGATGCGGCGTGATGGTCGATGAACTCGACACCTACTTTGACGACGCCCACCAGTCGCATTGCCAGGGCTGCAAGGAGGAGATCGGCGACGCGTGGCGACCGCTGGAGGCATACGATGCCTGAGCTGCCCGTCACCACCCCGCCGACCGCACGGCTGATCTACGCCGCGCTCGAAGCCAAGCAGCGTCGCGACCTGCACCCGCGCCTGTCCGCGTCCAAGCTCGACGACTGCGAGCGCGCGCAATGGGATGCCTTTCGCTGGGCCTTCCCGCCCGAGGAGTTCGATGGCCAGAAGCTGTCGATCTTTGAGACGGGCGAGGTGTGGGAGCAGAGGCTGGGCCAGCGCCTGCTGGATGCCGGCGTCGACTTCCGCCCGGTGGATCCCGCGACCGGCGAGCAGTTTCGCGTCGTGTTCGCCGGCGGACATGCGTCAGGCCGCACGGACGGTGAGGCTCTGGATCTGCCCGAGGCGCCGAAGACCATGCACGTCG